CCGCCCGTTTGCCGCAGCCATTCGAGGTTCGATTCGACCAGTGCGGTGCCGAGCAGCAGCTGCTCCGCCGCGTCGCCGCCCATGCCCATCTGCTCGAGCACAGGCCGGATGACGAGCTCGCGGAACTGCTTCGGCTGGATCAAGGCTAGCTGCCCAGGAGAACGGTGCGCGCGGTCGGCGCGCTGCCCAGGAGGCCCGTGCCGCCGGTCAGGATGTTCGCCGCACGGCCACGGGCACGACGCTCCGCTTCCGCGGCGGCAGCCAGCTCCTCCGCCGAATTATCCGGCGTCGGGACCGGAGGCGGTGGCGCCACCTTGGCCTTCGGCGTGCTGAAAATGCCTCCAAGGCTCATCGTCTATTCCTCAAGCCGTTGGGATTTTCGCAACAATATCATCCGAAAACGTCGTAGTCCACATTCGATGCGCGGCGGCTGCGGCCAGGGGCGCTGCGACCCACGCGGGTATCCCGCCGGGCCACGCGGACAGCGAAGGTGCAGGCCAGGGCGTCGCCATGATCCGGAGAGGCCAGCCCGCGGCCCTTCATCGACTCCTTGGTCTCGAGCATCTGCTTATCGCTGGTGCCCATGTATTTGTACTCGGGCCCGGCCAGGTCGTCCTGCAGATCCTGGTCGCCGTCGATGCAGCCGCCGTTCAGCCACTCCCGCATCAGCGCCCACATCTCGGTGCGCTTGTTGGCCCACTCCGGGCTTTCGGCCTTGCTGCCGAACCAAACCTCGTGGACCCGGTAACGCATCTCCCGCAGCCGGTCGATAACGCCCGTGCCGTTGCCGGCGTCGATGCACACCGCGTCCGGATTGTACTTCTGGATGAGCCGGGCGCACTCGTTGGCCACCGCCATGTTGTCGGCGCCCTTGATCTCGACAGGCGGGATGCTGCGGGCGTCCCTGCCCTGCCGGAACCGGATGACCGTGCTGTCGTCGCCGAACCGCGCCACATCCACGCCCATGATCAGGGGCGCCCACTCGTCCTTCACGATGTCGCGGCCCACCGCCAGGTCGATCGCCTCCCGGCTGATGAACTGCTTGTCGCCCTGGCGCGGGAACATCCCCTTGACCTCGACCCGCGTGGCGTCGCTGTCCTCGCCATGCTGCTCGACGAATTTGTCGAGATATTCCCGGTCGGTGCCCTCGACGTCCCGGCTGTCGATATGCGTCCGGCGCCAGAAGGCGCGATTCTTGTGGAAGCACTCGAAGAACGCGCCCGTGTTCCGGCGGCCGTTGGAGAAGACGAACCAGTACCGATCGACCACGGGCTCGGTGAAGAAGCCCTGGCTCACTTTCCAGATCGCCTCGGGGATGCCGCTGGCCTCGTCCATGAGGAGCAGCAGGCCCAGGGGGTTGTGGACGCCGGCGAAGGCGTCGGGATTCTCCTCCGACCACAGCTGGGCCTGGGCGTAGTAGTAGCCCGTGTCGACCTTCAGCTGCTTCTTGATCGCTTCCTCGAACCAGGCTGCGGGCCTCAGACTGCGCGCGGCCTTGTCGAACCAGTGGCTGTTGATGGCCAGGGTGTGCCATTTGCCCAGCTCGGCCCAGGTACGGCTCGTCAGCTGCTGCTCGGTGTTGGCCGTGACGATTGTCGTGCTGCCAATTCTGGTGCTCGCCATCCAGAGGACCAGCCAGGCGGTGAGGGCCGATTTGCCGGGGCCGCGGCCGCTGACTGTCGCGTCCTGGAAAATCTGCGGAATGCCGTTGTTGGCCATGCGCCGACGGTTCTCCGCGATGTGCTCCTTGATCTCGCGGAGCTTCTTCCGCTGCCATTGGCGCGGGCCGTCGTAATGCTCCAGCGGCGTACCCCGCTTGCCCCAGGGGAACGCGAACATCACGAACGCCTCGGGGTCGTCGGCGATGGCCGGCTGCCACAGCTCGACCATCAGCTGCTGCTCTTGCTTGGGGCTGACGGGGCTTTTAGCGGTCATATTGCGTTTCTCGCAACATTATTCCTGAGAGGAAAAAAAATTTCCCGCGACGGGTCCCTCGCCCCGATACCCCGCCGAGCTGCGGCCGACCTACCCCGGCCCCCGCCCCGGTCTTTTGGCGGGTTTCCGCGCTCAATCGAACAAATCCGGGAGCTCCGGCGCCGGCGATTCGGTCGCTTTCTCCTGCTCCACTGATTCCATATCAGTGGTTGTAGGCTTGTACGGTATTGATATTGTTTCGCTTTCAACGTCTATGACTTGGCGCTNNAACACACGGCCCCGAGCCTCGAGCATGGCCTGGCCGATGTCGATGGTCTGGGTGACGTCGATGAACTGGCGCTCGCCCCAACGCTGCGGATCTAGCTTCGAGGCTTGCCATTGCCTCACGGCGATCATGTTCCGCGCGCGATCCGGCCGCACAGTCTCATCATCAGCGATGGCGACCGTATCCTCCGCCAGCATCATCGCGCGACACTGCAGCGCTGCAGCGTAACGAGCGCCAACGTCCGGATTCTCTTGGAGATATTGCCAGAATTGCCACGGGTCGTAGCCGGCTGACCGAATGAGCGCCTTCACTTGCGCCCCGGCCGCAAACTCCGCCAACCACGAATCGACAAGCTCAGACGGGAATGTCGGCATGCCGTTGAATTTGCCCGAGATTTCAGATTATCGCAACTCCATGCGTTTTTCCTCTTGACGGTGTTGCGAAAAACGCAATATGAATGGCGTACCGAAACGCGGCGCAGACCGCAGAAACCTTGGAGATACGGCAATGGACGATCTGACCACGAAAGAAAGAATCGGGCTCATGATCACGATCACGATCGTGTCCGCCCTCGTCTACGCAATCGTCACGGCGCCCTATTGGCTCGATTCCCTCGGGCTCATGTGCGGCGCTGTGTTGTGCGTGGCGCAGTGAGGGAGGGCGCAGCCGTGGCAACGTCCATCAAAAAGCAAGTGCAAGCCGCACGCGCCAAGCGGAGCAAGCTGGTAGACGCTATCTACGCCAATGCGGCGCATCCGCACATGGTGTTCACCGAGTGTTTAGACCGCTCGCCGGCGACGCTGCAAATCGAATATGCCGCGATCGGTTCCAAGCTGGTCCGCCTCGAGCATGACGCGGTTGTGGCTGGCAAGGCTTGGTGGAACGCGCTTGGCCAGCTTGTCTGGTATCGCTAGACCGCAGCACTAGACGGGCCGATACGTCGACCCGTCAATGGTGCGGCCTAACCGTGCCGATAAACGCAAGCCTAGGAGGATTTCACTATGCCACAGATTATTCGCGAATTCGCCCCGTCCGACCGCTATCGCTACGATTGCGGCCCATGCTCCTACAAAAACGGTTTCGCCCAGGTCGACACTCAACAGGATGCTTCCTATTACGGCACCTGGGCCAACCCGACGCGGCGCGTCGTCGTCAACTACTGCGAGGGCGATGTTACCACAACCATCTGCGACAACGACGAGGAATTCGTCGCGGAGCTGCGCAGCATGGCCGCCTGGAACGACGAGCACGGCTGGGGGCCCATGAAGATTGACCCAGGTTTCGGCGCCGACATGAAAGCGGCATTCGAAAAGCTCGGCCTCGCCGATCTGCTACACTGAGGGAGGATTAAGCCATGGCCCGCGCAACCTCCCCCTACCTCAACCGGCCCCTGCGGAGTGAAGAGCAGGCACGCGCCGATAGGGCGGCCCTGCAGGCAAGACTGCGAGCCGTCCACATGCTCAACGCCACGCCGAGCGCACCGGCGCCCGCCGCAGCGACCGTGGGCGCCATCCTGGCGTGCCTGCTCCTCATAACCCTTTTGATCCTTGTCGGCCTGCTGACCGGCATTCTGGACTGGTAGGAGGATTGAGCCATGACCTTCCGACAGGACGCAGAGGAAACCCCCGTGTTGTTCCGGGTGCACCGCTCGCCGCGTAAGCACGGCGACGACGTTACCGCCGTCTTTCCGTGCGAGCCGGGAACCTATGACGGTTCGACCATGAGCTGCTATGCGCATGTCGGCCAGCATGGACAATGCTGCCTTGGCTGGTATCGCGACACGCGCCCCGCCAAGCCGGAGGAATACGCGGATCTTAAGCGCGAGCTGGAAAGCGCACCCTATGGCTACCGGCTCAAAGTCTATCAGCGCATCAATCGCCAGCTTCGCGACCGCTTCAATGCGGAAGTGCGACGGCTGGCGCAAAGGCGGGCATGACCGTGCCGCGCCCGCCGACCATCTATGAAGCCCTCAAAGCGAAGCTAGGCCGCGAACCGTCCCACGCCGAGCTTTGCGCAGACGTGCGCCGCATCCTCGCGGAGGCACTGACCGAACGTGCGGAGGCTGGCAAGATCAAGCACCAGCGGCGCTAACCACCTCCCCCGACTCCAAGGCCGACTAGGGCGCCCCTCAAAAGGCGCCCCCTTTTCCCCGAAACCTCCGGCGGCTAACATAGCCCGCCTAACCAGGATATCCGAGAAATGACCAGCACCAGATACATTGTTGTCCCGGCGCCCGGCCACTACGGCGACCGTACCCGCGTCCTGTCGAGCCACCGTACGCTGGACACCGCTCTGCGGGCCGCGCGCGGCAAGAGCTGGGCCGTATATGAGGGCTCAGAGACCAAGGGCGACGAGTGGCTGCGGGTCTACGAGCAGGGCCGCCGCAATCTGGCTCGCCAGTGACCCCCATCGACCCCAAAGCGGACTAACATAGTCCGCGGCGCCCGGTACTCCCTGCGCCAGGCGGGCGCTTTGTGGCTGACGCCAGCCAGCCCATAACCCATCACCAGCTCCAAGGCGACTAGGCCGGCACACGACGCCGGCCTTTTTTGTGCGGAGTTCTGCGGCCCGAGGCCCGAGGCCTGAGGCCTGAGGCCCGACCACGGCCCCACATAGCCCGCCGAGTAAGCCCCTACATAGTCCGCCTATGCGCAGCACCGGCTCACCTACGCGCAACATAGTCCGCCACACCCAAGGCGCCAGCGCGCCGCGGCTTTTCCGATTTCAAACCGGAACGGTCCTGTTAATTTTTTTTCATCGGAACGGCTGTAAGCCTTTGATACAGTGTGTATTTTTCTTGAGTTCTAAAGAGACTAAACAATAAGAAGCAGTCAGCCGGTAAAGGCGCTTTCCCGTAACAAATAAACTTGTAAACTAGCCCGCCACCTGTTACGCTGTTACGCCTCTTTGTCCTTTCCATACGGACTGGCGAGAGGCGACCAGAACGCGGTCCCTAACCGGATTGCGTGTTGCGTTTGCGCCGATTGTTCGTTTTTTCACAACCACTTGCGAGATTCCGATGAACACCAGAACAGACCAATCCGTCTTCCGGAATGAAGGGAACTTATCGGAACAGGTCGCCCTCACCGAGGCCATCAAGGCGATCCTGGCCGCGGCGGGCAAGCCGCTGACCTTGGGTCAAATTCGGTCGCATCTCCTGGCCCAGCGGTTTTTCCCGGCGCACGGCAGCGTGCGCGTGTATCTCTCCCGCATGGCCGCTTACGAAGGCTCCGGCGTCAAGCGGGTGTGGACCGGCCTCTATGCTCCCGAGGACTGGCACCCCAAGGCGATCGAAGCCTGGCTGGTGGACTGCCTGCTCGATATTCCGCTGGGCGACTACATCAGCCGGAAGGATCTCCGCAAGGCGTATGCCGCGACCTATGGCCGGCTGGCGTCGGCGGAGCTTTTCGACATAGCCCTGGAGCGGCTGGTCAAGTCTGGCACCGTAAAATGCCTTCAGGTCGGCCGCCGAAAAACCACGCACGTCCCGCACTACGAGCTGGCGCCCGAGGCCCGCGCCTTCCTCACCTGACCTGAAGCGAGGAAGGCGCCCCAAACCCCTACAGCCTGACCCAAAGCACCGGCGACGCCGAGGCCAGCAGGACGTTCTGCTCGAGCAGCGTGCCGCGCTGGTCGAACAGGTTGAAGGCGCCCCGGACATAGCCGTGGCGCACGACGCGCAGCAGTTCCGCGGGCCCGCCGGCGGTGCGCACGATGCACAGCCGCTCGACGGCTTCCGGCGAGACCGCGCCCTCGGCCACGTAGTAGACGACCGCCCCATCCATGAAGAGGCAATTTACCAATATTAACGACTTGTAATGGAAGAAAGCGGTTGACCGTGCTCCGGAATTGGTGTTGTGTTTATCGCAACGCATTGAGGCAAACGCACCGTGGCCGACCAGGTTCCAGCTAAAAAATCCCAAGCCCGCCGCATCTTCGACAAGTTCGGAGGTGCCCGCCGGATCGCCGAAGGGCTGAGCGTGGCGCCCAGCACCGTCTAACGCTGGGATTACGAGCCCGAGCGCGGCGGCAGCGGCGGCGTCATCCCCACTCGAGCACTTCCCAAGCTGGCGGCTTTAGCCAGACGTGAAGGCATCTTCCTGACCGAACAAGACATGGATCCGAGGCCGCGATGACCACAAAACGCCGCCCCCGCTACTCCGCATGGGCGATCGGCCTGTTCTGCCTGGCCGTCTGGTTCGTGACGCTGTTCGCGGTGCTGCCGTGATCCTCGGCATCGACCCTGGCCTCTCCGGCGGCTGGTGCCTCTACGACGAGGTGGACGATTGGGTTCGTGAGGCGGGCGATCTGCCCGTCCTCGAGGACAGGAAGAAGCGCCACCTCGATGTCACCGGCTTCTCCCGCTGGTTGGACAACAACGCCGAGGAAATCGACCGAGCCGTCATCGAGGAGCCGGCGGCGATGCCCAAGCAGGGCGTCTCGAGCACGTTCCGCTTCGGCTTCGTCTGCGGCGCCCTGCAGGGCATCGTGGCGGCGAACTTCATCCCCGTCAGGCTGGTCAGCCCGGCGAAGTGGAAGCGGGACATGGGCCTCACCAGCGACAAGGACGCCTGCCGCCGCCGGGCTTCTCAGCTGTGGCCGACCAGCGCCCACCTGTGGTCGAGGGTCAAGGACGACGGCCGCGCCGAGGCGGCTTTGCTGGCCCTGTGGGGCCATAAGTTTGGGGGTTGAGTGCATGAAACTCATCGGCATCCACGGCAAGGCCGGCGCCGGCAAGGACACGATCGGCGACTATCTGGCCGAGCACCACGGCTTCATGAGCTTCGGCTTCGCCAACCCGATCAAGTGCATGATCGACACGGCGTTCGGGCCGATCCGCTGGAACGACCGCAAGGAGAAGGAGGCGCCGCTGCCCGGCATCGGCAAGAGCCCGCGGCAGCTGGCCCAGACGCTCGGGACCGAATGGGGCCGGCAGCTGGTGCATCCGGACATCTGGGTGATCCTGATGGAGCAGACGGTCTTCGAGGTGCAGCGCGCCGAGTGGGCCGACGGCGCCGGCGTGCGGGGCGTCGTCATCACCGACGTCCGATTCGAGAACGAGGCGACCTGGATCCGCAGCCGCGGCGGAGAGGTGTGGCATGTGCGCCGCGATACGGCCGGCGTGACCGACCACCCGAGCGAGAACGGCATCGACGTCCGCGACGGCGACCGCGTGATCCTGAACCGCGGCACGATCGCCGAGCTGCACGCGTCGGTCGAACGTTTGATGGCTGTGAGGGCGGCCTAATCGCCGCCCTGGACGCTGTCATTGTCGCGAGAGGA